AAGTTTATAGTCAACGTGGTCCCAAGAGACAAACCAGTGAAAAAGGCACCACTGATGTCCATATTGGACCACATTATTTGACGAAAGTTAGGACAATAAACTGCACCCGCATTGTAGGACACCAAACCCGGAACAGGACCCCAAAACTCTTGGTCAGATGGTGCAATTGTAGACGCAACCTGACGACGAATGAGCGGTTGGGAATAACTTCCATTGAGGGGAAAATTGTCACAATTGTTCATGTGACCAACCACGTAGCAGCCTTCGCGGGCATGCCACTGTTTGGTTCCATTCAAAAGAAGGGCTTCGGTGGTGTTCTGAGGCGGCGTGTCTATGGGTATGACAGACGCCGCTCCCACGGCTTTGATGGTGCCCGCTGGTTCGTCCCAAACGACGTTGGCAGTGGTAGCCGTCAACAACGAAGGAACGGGACTACGATAAACGGTGCACATACCTTGGGCGTTGATGGCAGCAGTTGAGTTAACAACTTCGAATGCTTGATAAGACACTCGATAAGCGCCATCGGCCTGAATGGAAGGTAAGTCAAGGTAATCAGACCTGCGAGACGTGGTGCTAGGAACGCCAGCTCTGAAAGGATTAGCGTAGCCTGTATTATCGTCCGTCGGGTATGACAAGATGCAAACGTTTTCAGTACGGCGGAATGGTGATCCACCGGTATTACAATCCAAGAGATTACCACGCTGGTTGCCATAGACCGTGGCAAACGTAAGCGGGGTGGCATCAATGGCATCGAACGGCAGCATACACACGTGACAGTCCCAAGTGCCGGTGGTGATACCGGTTGGGCAACTTATGGTAATAGACCGTTTGATCAATGGATTGAGGGAAGACCCAGTTACAGAATCAGGGATACCTTTGTAGTCTTGCACTTCCGTGTCATGAAAGGGGTCAAGAGACAACGTGAGCCATGCAGTGGCCTCAGGAGTCATATGTAAAGACTCAGCAATAGTGTTGAGAATTTTCTCGGACCGTGACACAGATGAAGTGTTACCATTGAGAGCGTGAGCAAGTTTGTTGCGCATCTTGGACGAAACGCTCCAAACATTGGAGTAAAGCTCTTGAGGTAGAAACTTGCTCTTAGGCACAACAATGTCTTGTTGAGAGCTGCGTTCATGGGATCGCAAACGCTGCTGTGCCAAGCGCAAGGGATGATAACCAGTTACCCTTAGGTAATCTGGTTGTAGCAGTGACCCAGTTAGCTCCTTACCAAGGTGGAAGGCGGCGCAGGCCTTGAGGGCATAAGCCCCAGAGGCGGCACTGGCAAGGTAGCTAGGATTAGTGTAGAGCAAAGGAGCAAACTGCAAGGCTAAGTAGGTGCCGGTAAACACACCAATATAAATGCCAGCAGCACAGGCAGCACGCTCGCTGAACAAACTAGGTGCCAACGAAGTGATGTCACTGGCCAGGTTTTGACCGGCAGTGGCAACTGTTCCAACGGTTGTTTTCGCTAATAACCAGGAACTGGCACCCACGGCAACGCCGGATGAAGCCGCTGACTTTAAACCTACTGAAACAGGGCCCGCGAACTTGGACAGCGCGGACCCGACAGCACCCACACTAGCACGAGCAACGTCGGAAGTGGTCATAAGGACGGTAGTAGATGATGGTTCGTCAGCGTATTCCAGAACAGCACGATCGTAAACGGGGACAGACTCGCGATCCTTGATAAAACTACACCATGCTTTGGTGACTTGATTCTGAAACCGAACCATAGCATGGTCACGAGTGTCAGCCACAACAGGATCAACAGGAGGATGATCTCCATCTCTGTTGCCGTTTTCTGCATGAGCTCGGCGGTTGCGCTCAGCGGCGGAAATGCTCCAATCAACAGGGGGACAAACTGGGCTCTCGGGCTCATTTTCATGTTCGGAATCCGACCAATGAAATTCAACTTGTTCAACTTCCTCAGTGTCGTAGCCGCTCTCGATGTAGGCGAGGTTTTCGAGGCGAGTTAAGAACGCCAGCCACCCGCGGGCGGCCGACTCCTCAGTATCCTCGATAGTGCTCATTACGCCCATGGGTTCCTCTACGTACCAATCATCATCATCATCAGATAGATGAGACCTGACGCGGACTGGCGGGTTGGCAGAAGGAGGATCAATGTTGCCATTGGCAGCATGGACTCGACGATTACGCTCGGTGCCGGATATACTCCAAGCTGCTGCGGCGGCAGTGGGACCAGACAATGATCCTATTGACGTGTCTTCATAACGGACATCGTCCACGTCATGATTGTAATCATCATCAGTAGGCCCATCAGTGTCGGTCATAAGGAGCAAGTCCAAAAATGGATGCTTAAAGTCCGAGTTAAGATCAACTCGCGACAAAGCAGTTTCCCACTCCCTTTGCATGTCTGGCGACCATGAGTAGACATCGGCCAATTGCTCCCAAGTTTCGGCAGTTGGTTCGCCAGATTCACCGTAGATTTTCCACGGTTCAAACTTGGGAGTATGTTCGACATGGCCCTCAGTCAACTCAATTATCCTGTTGAGATAAGCGTGCAATGGGGGGCTAGCACGAGACTGAGGCAGCAAGCTTAATGCCGTCCCACGGATTAAGGACTCCTTGGTGACATTTTTAGGCTTGTCGAAGCACCAAGCGATCTTGTTAATAACACGACCAGCTTTGGGTACTAAATTCCAACCAGTGGAAGTAGGAGTGAACCGCATGGAACAAAACTCAGCCAAATGTGGCTTGGCAGGATAATGCGGGGTAGCCTTAAATCCGAGTTTTGCCATGCCCGTCGCCCAATCGATTTTGAAACCTTTAGGATGGGTACCCAAATTATCATCGCCAGCCACGAGCATACACAACTCTTTCATGGCTTCTTTGGCAGTTTTACTACGCTCACGACAATAAATGAAAAGGTGCAT